ATAAAAAATGATTGGCGCATTACTCCCAGCGGTCCTGCCGCTCGTCAAAGATGTGATTGGTTCGTTCCTGCCAGAAGACCCGAAGAAGCGTGCTGAAGCAGAGCGCAAGATTGAGGCGCAACTGACGGAGCATTTGGCGAAGATCGATATCGCGCAGCTTGAGATCAACAAGACAGAGGCAGCACACCGCAGCATATTCGTTGCTGGCTGGCGTCCGTTCATCGGCTGGTCATGCGGCGTTGCGTTGGCATGGAATTATATCGCGCATCCTATTCTGGTCTTTTCGCTGGCGCAGACAGGTAATCTGGTCGAGTTGCCCGCCCTTGATATGTCGCAGATGATGCCGGTCCTCATGGGGATGTTGGGTTTGGGCGGGTTACGTACGTTCGAGAAGTACAAATCGGTGAGCAAATAATGGCTACTAAAACACGGGGTATTGGCGTTTCTGAGTGGAAGCCTTTTGGCGTTAAGCACGCCACTGGCATTGGACATGGCCCTAACTCAAAACCTAAGAACAAAAACAAACGCCGTTCTTGGAAACGGTACCGAGGGCAAGGTAAATGACTTTTATAGAAAAGTTGCGTAAGGAACTAGAAGTAGACGAGAGTGTTATGTACTCCGTCTATTTAGACCATCTCGGCTTAAAAACTTGTGGTGTAGGCCACCTTTGTCTGGAGGGGGAGCCTGAGTACGACTGGCCCCCCGGAGCACCCGTTAGTGAAGAACGTGTAGCGGAGCTTTTTGAGAAGGATGTCAGTATTACTATGAATGACTGCCGTTGGGTCATCGATGATTTTGAGCAGCTTCCAGAAGAAGTACAGCTTATTTGCTGTAATATGATGTTTAATTTGGGTAGGCCGCGTTTTTCGGGGTTTAAGAAGTTTATCGCAGCCATCCATGTGCGGGACTGGAAAACTGCTGCAAAAGAGATGGCGGATAGTAAGTGGCACCGGCAGGTGCAGAACCGAAGTGGGCGTTTAATTACCCGTATGCTTACAGTAGGAGAGAACGATGAAAGCTAAATACGATGCTGCGCTTAACGAGCAGGGAAACGTAGAACCTGAACACGAGATCGAGGTGATCTGTGCTAGTTGCGGTTATGATCTGGACGCCGCTGAGCTTGAAGCTGATACTTGCTCAGATTGTGGTAACTCGTTAGAATTGAAGCGTAGTGTGGCTATTACAGTAACTACCGTCCCGCTGTTTGGGGCTACATCGGAGTAGCTTAAATGCCCCTTAAGAAGCTGTCCTTAAAACCCGGCGTTAACAGGGAACGTACTCGTTATTCCAACGAAACCGGTTGGTACGAGTGCGATAAGGTGCGCTTTCGGCAGGGATACCCCGAAAAGATTGGTGGTTGGCAGCGGGTATCTGCTAACACGTTTCAGGGCGTGTGTAGGTCTTTGTGGTCGTGGGTAACGCTGGGCAGTCAGAAATTTGTAGGTGTTGGAACGAACCTTAAGTTCTATCTAGAACTTGGTGGAGTTTATTACGATATTACCCCCATTCGGGCTACTACCACTAGCACAGCTACTTTTGCCGCTACTAACGGGTCTGCGACACTTACTGTTACGGATAGTAGTCATGGCGCTTTGGTAGGTGATTTTGTCACCTTTAGTGGCGCTGCATCTTTGGGTGGGGATATAACCGCTGACGTGCTTAATCAAGAGTACGAAATCCAAACAGTTCCTAGTTCTAATACCTACACCATCACCGCCACCGCCACAGCTAACGCATCTGATACAGGTAATGGTGGTGGGAGCGTAACCGCCGCTTACCAAATCAGTGTTGGTGACGCTATTTCTGTACCTCTTACGGGTTGGGGTGGCGGCGCTTGGAGTAGCGGTGTTTGGGGTACTGGCGGGACAACTGACTCTCCGATGCGCCTTTGGAGCCAGTCTAATTTTGGCGAAGACCTTATCTTTGGCCCTCGCGGTGGGGCTGTGTATTACTGGGATGTGTCTTCTGGTACTTCTTCTCGTGCCGTAAACCTATCTACGCTAGGTGGTGCTTCTGATACCCCGACAGTACAGAACTTTATCATTGTGTCAGATATTAACCGGTTTGTGTTTGCGTTTGGGGCGAACACGATAGGTACATCTACACAAGACCCCATGCTTATTCGGTGGTCTGACCAAGAGGATGCCGCCAACTGGACCCCTAGTGCCACTAATCAGGCAGGTTCCCTACGGCTATCACGCGGCACCGAGATCATTACAGCCCAGCAATCCCGTCAGGAAGTGCTTGTTTGGACCGATTCCTCGGTCTACTCCCTGCAATATTTAGGTGGTCAGTCTGTGTGGGGCGCTCAGATTGTGGGTGATAACATATCTGTTGCCTCACAAAACGCAGTAGCCTACGCCTCTGGCGCGTCATTCTGGATGGGACGTGATAAGTTCTATATGTACGATGGTCGCACGCAACCACTACCCTGTGACTTGCGCCGGTATGTATTCAATGACTTTAACGAAGCCCAGATAGATCAGGTATTTGCCGGGACAAACGAAGAGTTCCATGAAATCTGGTGGTTCTACTGCTCTGCCAACTCCACATCGGTGGACAGATATGTTGTCTATAACTACCTCGACAAGGTTTGGTATTACGGCAACCTAGCCCGCACAGCTTGGTTGGACTCCGGTACAAGAGAGCATCCCCTCGCGGCCACTTACACCTACAACCTCGTAAACCACGAGGAGGGTGTGGACGACAACGAAACCGGCACCTCTACGGCTATTGATGCCTTCATAACCTCGGCTGAGTTTGATCTGGATGACGGCCACAGGTTCGCGTTTATTTGGCGCGTGCTACCTGACATGACCTTTGACGGGTCAACGGCCTCTTCTCCTGCGGCCACCATGACTTTCTACCCGCTTAAAAACTCTGGATCTGGGTATATCAGCCCAGCGTCTGCAGGTGGTACTAGCTATGGGTCCGTAACGCGTACCGCAACGGTGCCGGTTGAGCAGTTTACACAGCAGATCAATACCCGCGTTCGGGGCAGACAGATGGCGATTAAGATTTCATCTGACGAGTTGGGTGTTCAGTGGCAGCTAGGTTCACCGCGTTTGGATATGCGTCCTGATGGTAGGCGGTAATGGCGAACGAGATAGACAACGTAGAGCCGCCTGCGTTACCGCTACCCACTGAAGAATACAATCGCCCCGCAGCCGACCAGTCTAATAACGTACTACGGCTGTTTTTTAACCGGCTTACCTCCACGCTGAACACACTGCTGAGCACGGATGACGGCGGTAAGTACCTTTATATGCCACGCGGGTTGTTTTACAGCACTACCGCCCAGACAGCCGCGCTCGTAAATACGGGCTATCCTGTTGAATTTGAAAATACTTATATTGGTAACGGGGTATCTATTGCTGGTGTCGATAGCACCAGAATCACGGTAAGTGCCGATGGTGTATACAACTTCCAAGTCACGCTGATGACCGACCATACCAATTCGTCCGACGTTACAGTGTGGACATGGATAAATAAGAACGGGTCTGATGTAGCTTACGGCGCAAAGAAGCAGACAATTAAAGGTAACTCAGACCAGCCAATATACTGGAATTTTTCCATAGATGTAGAGTCCGGGCAGTATATTGAGATGTACTGGGCTACTAGCGATACTGCTTTGAGCCTTCACACCGAAGCCGCCACACCCCCGCATCAAGGTATACCCTCGGCTGTCGTCGCGGTGTCGTTCGTAAGTAACTTATAGCGCGTGTTTGCCGCCCCCCTGCTATTATGCTAGCATCTTCACCCCTTTAACGGAGGTGCAAAAATGGATCATGTAGCGCTCTTTAACGAGTTAGTAAAAGTAATCAAAGTGGTTGGTGGAGAAGAAGCCCAAGCCACATCAAAGAACGACAATCTCACTGATATAGGTTTAGACAGCCTCGATATAGTTATGCTCCATATGTATGTGTCGGAGTTGTATGGCCTAGATGACGAGGCGTCTAAAAGTATACCAGTGAGCACGGTGGAGGCTGCGTTTACCTACGCAGAAGAACACGGCACCAGAAAACCCAAGTCCCTAGAAGAAGCAGTGAGGGACGTGCAGTGATATACATGACGCATTGCGTTACCGCCTGCACTACCGAATCCACCGTATACGAAGACATAGCCTACCCACAGAGGGTGCATATATTCCCGGAGACTTACAGCCGGATTAAGTCTGGCATGTCTTACCCACCCCACGTGATGTTTAGTAAGGTAATTACACCCGAAGTACTGGAGTACGTAAAGAATAACCCTGTAAAGGGCAAAACCGCCTTTTTATTCGCCGCTGGTAGTCAGGGGTGGTCTGGTATTGGGGGGCGGTACGATAAAAACCCCGATGCGGAACTACATTACAAGACAAAAATACCCTTTATAACACTTACCAATATATACGCCGGACGTATTGCGTCCATGTTTGGGGTAGAGGACTACGTAGCAACAGATGCTACAGCCTGCGCGTCTGGGCTAAAAGTTCTCATGGATATGCAAAACCTTATGTTTCAGTATGGTTTTGATAGGGTTATCGTTCTTAGCGGCGAAGACTCTGTGTCCATACCTTCCCTTGAGTTTTTCGGGGATGCTAACGCCTGCTTACTCCTAGACGACGAGGAGGAACGTAAGCCCTCCGCATTTGATAGTGTCAACTACGGGTTTCACGTTGGGCAAGGCGCTGCGCTTACTATATTTGAGGCCGAGCACGCCGATATGGCTACGCCCATAGCTCGGTTTTTGGGTGCGTATACGTCTGCGGAGAACCTGACCAACCCGCTCGGCCAGCGAGAAGACGGGGCTGGGTACACAAAAGCCATAGAAGGTGCATTGCTTGTAGCCAAACTGGACGCTAATGTAGTAAAATTAGTTAAGACGCATGGCACCGGTACTCCGGTAAATAATGCTGCAGAAAAAACCGCCCTCACTAATACATTAAGTGAGTTCATCGCTACGTCGTATAAGCAACGTATAGGACATACTTTGAGCGCCAGCGGTCTTTTAGAAACAGGTCTGCTGTTTGAAGATATAGCAAGAGGTTCCATCCCTGCTATACCTAACCGAACAGAGCATGACCCTGTTTTTATATCTAACGACTGCCCCGCTCCCGAAGGCGTTGTTCTTAGCTTGGCAGCGGGCATGGGTAATGTATATTCAGCGGCATTGTTTAGCGCCGAGGTATAGTTATGGAAATTGTAGATAGCCACCAGAAAAAACTAGAAGGTCCAGAAATACTGGTTATGGCTGCGTACTCTAACAATGGCGCATCGGCGGCTGTTGGTGAGGTATATCCTCCGGATGTTGCTCTTGCGGCTATTACTAAAGAAATATCTATGCCTAGAGCAGACATTATACAATTTGGTAATACTGTATATCTATCTCATAGAGGTAAAGGTAAAAACAGTAAGAAGATGGTTGGTCGGGCGTTTAATGTAGATACGGGTAAGAACTTTGTTAATAACTCTCTGAGGTATATAAATTACCTGCAAAAAAAGGGTATAACTCATTACACTACTTGGTTTAACGGTGATGATTTTCTAAACGGGTTTCGGGTATTTCAGCGTATGACTAAAGGTTCAGATACGCAAATCGGTATCGCTCGGCGTGAGGATAGCGGATATATTGTCTATACTAAGATAGGTAAAAAACCTATTGCTATTAGGAATGTATAGATGAGTTTCGTAGCAGACGCCGTTGGTGAGGTCGTAAGTTGGGTTGGTGATGCCGTATCCGACGTAGTCGATTTTGTTGTAGACGATATACTTGAACCCGTTATTGACGGCGTAGTTGGGTTTGTAGAAGGGATAGCTAACGACCCGTTAGGTGCAATTATCAATATAGGCGCTGCCATGACGGGCCAATGGTACATTATA